TTAGAAAATCAATGATGGATACTTCGCCTGTATGCAACGGAGTAAATAGTCATGAACAGTAATTTTCTCAGCATCAGATAATACGCGATCGAAAACCATATAAGCCCCAAGTCGGCTGTTTGCAGAGGTTGGTCCCCAGTATGTAACTCCGCCCTTACCGATACGAAGGGGGGCCGGGGCTCGCTCACGACCTGCTGCCAGGGTGAGGGACGCTGAAACATTGTTGGTCATGTCGGTCAGCCTGGTGGTCTGGCCGTCAAGGGTAAGACAAAGAAGCATCGGCTTTGTTTTATTAAATGCGCTCAGAGTTGCGCGCGCGGTTCCGTAAGTGTCATTGTCCGTGTAGTGGATACCCTGCATGGCGGCTAGCGCACCAGCTTCATCTACAATCACAGATACACCAGGAGGTGTAGATGCAGCTGTTCCCGAAAAGCTTCCTGCGATAATTCGTTGCGTCGAGTCATTATTCGGATCAAAGAGCAAAAACCAGGTTTGTTGGGCGGCATCATTAATTCCCAGGTTCAAATGTGCCACATTCGCGTTATTTGAGAACTGAACAAAGGGCGAGTCGGTGATAAACGTCGGGGTGCCAACTACAGTGGGTCCGCCTTCCCCCGGCATAAGGTTTTTACCAATCCCTGTATAAGTAAATATTTCAGCCCGGCGGAGAGATGTTGTATCAAAACCTGGCGAATATTCGTCAGGGTCTGAAACAGACGAAAACGCATTATTAGTGAAAAGAGTAATACCCATATTTATTCGCTCCGCTATACAGTTGTCTCGATAATTTGTGCCCACGCCCAGTTTTCCAGAGGGTATGGCTTATCTACCAGTTCAGGAATATTTTCGTCCGCATATTGGCCGCTCCCTGCGGTATACACGTAATTTTCAGTTGCCAGGAATGGATCGCTGTCTTTGAGGCAGCCATTCCCGTTATGTGATGTTTTATCTGCGTACCAGATTTTGATTGTCCCGGAGACACGTCTGGAGAATGTCAGTTTTACCACCGTATCAGCAACAATCTCTGCGGCAGTAATGTCCAACGCGCCATTTGCATCAGTCGCCCGATACCCTTTATCAGCATACGTTTTAGCTGTTCGCCCATCATATGGTGTCCCCCACTGCAGTGGCGGATACGGAACTGCATAGTTAAGGAGTGCATAATCATCCTGAACTTCAACGCCTGTGCAGTGTAACGGCTCCCATCCCTCACCAAGAACCAGAACCCTGAACATGACCTTGCCGAAAAACATGTCCATCCAGCGATAACCGTTACTGGTCAGATGCCCACTATCCCCATTGGGGAATGGATACGACGGGCAGACTCCATAGATGTTCCCGCCCTCCGTCGCCATGTCAAGTTGCGCCATGCCGATTGCCAACTCATAGGTATCAATGGTGTACTTGCCACCAGTCTGATAGGTGAACATCGCAGGTGGCCTCTGTCCTGCGCAGAAATCCGTAATTACATCGTTATAAAGTTGGCGCACCTTCGCTTTATAGCCCTCACGCGTATAGTCACCTCCGTACCCAGGGTTGTAATTCCATTCTCCCTGCAGGAAACAGAAAGCACCGATGCCGAATGCCTTGTTTTCGCCATCCGCGATGGCCTTTATTTTAGACACGGCCTCACGGATACGGTTATACAGCTCCGGGTCGGCGCCCTTAGACAGCGCCTCAACGGTCCTCCCGTTGACTCCACAGCTTGCCAGAACAAGCAGGCGAGAAGGGTCGGTTAGCAATGCTACCTGACGAAGAAACAGCGTGCGCAGCATGTTAACCGCAGCAACGGCCCCTTCACCCTCATTACCCGACCCGGCAGGCAGTGCAGCAACATCGGCATCGCTCATCACATAAGACCCGTCACCTGACTGAACGACGGCCTTTAGCGGGTTGAGGATGGCTGACCCCACCGGGGTGAATCCTGCCCCTGTCCGGGTATTTGGTCGAGGTGAGTTTCCAAGCATCAGATTGCCCAGATTGCTGTACGGCGTTTTGCTGAGCGCAGGGTGACCCTCCTGGTTGGTGGAAAGAGACTGCCCGTACCAGATGATCATCGACAGAGCGAACACCAGTCGCTCTATGTCAGCGTTATACCGACTGCGAACTTTTCTGTAATAGTTCAGGTTTTCCGCGTTCAGAATGTTAATTCTGTCCTGCAGCGTTATACCACCACCGCTACCGCCGCCGACCAGATTCCCGCTCGCATCAATAATTGTTTTAGACCGGCCAAGAAAATCAGAGACCTTTAAAAACTCAGGACCTGTAATATCAATTCGAGAGCCACCTGAGTTAAAATTAAGGCCATTGCCTGATACCATTGCCGCATCTGTGCCGAACGAACCATCTCGCGCAGCGCGCAAACTCCTTGGTGCCACATTCCCATATTCATCAACTAATACGACACGTTGACCGAGAATATTTTCGATATATATTCCATTGTCATCCGATACGGTCAGTGAATAGCCCTCCAGTTCAATGCCATCAGGTTTGACCATCGTCTTTATTGTCCCGAACTCACCAGATGTCAGTGCGTAAAACTGGCGATACCCAAGGATATCTACAAGTTGAAATATTAAATCTGCAGCATCGTCATGCTTTAGAAGATCCCCAACAGTCATGGTTACCAGTGATTCAACACCAGCCTGTGAGGGCATTTTTCTGCCAGTGGCAGTCAGCGTCCCGCCATTATTAATATATTCATCAGCAAGTGAACTTCCATCTGTGCTGCGAATATAGGTTGTTGCGCCATCCGGGATGTTGGCAATATCCGCCTGCGCTGCTGCCAGGGTCATATACTGCCGGCTGAGAGGGATCAGGTTCTGCCGGGTTTCCTCAACGACCTTATCCCCTTCCGCCTTAATTCCGTCTACGGTGTAGTGCTCACCGCCTAGGCGATCGGTGTATGTCAGGTCGGTACTGGTGACAACCTTATCCAGCATGGCGCCGGCATAAACTGCGTCCCGGATATCAGTACTGGGCACCGGGTTGTCGGTTGGAGTTGGTAACGGTACTTCTGCCATTGTGCATGTCGCCCTATAAAAGGCGCACGAAGCCCTCAGAAGTGAATCTGATGGTGTGCGCGAAGGTTGGTAATTACTGCTGTGTGTTACGGATAAATCGAGTCTGAATATTCAGTGAGTGAGAGGGTTTGAGTATCGTCACCGTTTGGTTTTGCGCTATCGACGCGCCAGATTGTGGAGTTGAGTTCCGAGTCGGTAGCAATGAAATAACGGCTGGGGTTTTGCACATTTTCGCGGTCATAAATGTTCAGATCGAAGGTATCGGCTGCAGCCTGGAATGCTTTCGACTTGCCGCTTACCGGATAGGCCCGCCAGCGCCCGCGGTAATTCCCGAGGCTGTCGGTCATAACCACCCACATATCGCCCAAAGAAAAGTCGATACGCTCTGACGTTGAGAACACATCCCCGGAGCGCCCGGTGATGTATCCAGTCTGCTGCGCGTTGTCGTACATGTCCGGACACTGAACCACCGTACCTCGCACCACCTGCGTCGACTCCAGCACTTTCACTGTCATGGTCAGGCGTGAGTAAAGGATTTTCCTCGCCTCAAGCCAGGCTCTGTCGGTTGCCTGAGTGGCGTTGCGGCAACCGTCCAGGCTGATCTGCATCGCGTTAACAGTAGCGCCGGAAACTTCACTTATTCCGGAGGTGCCCACGCTTAGGTATATGTAGGTCTTTTTGTTAGTTGAAGGGTCGACGTAGTCGAGCGTCACGCCGTCATACCCACCAGGTAAAGACATTTTCCATGACAACTTGTAATCTTCCCAGAACATATTCGAACGGGCGAAAACCGCATCTGGGTTAGAAACCCTTTCATCACGCCAGAATGTAAGAACATCACCGATCCAGTTAAAACTAACGCGAGCTACGTTACAGATAGTCTGTATTCGCTCACCTAGCGGCTGATTTTCATCGGAAAATGTCCAGTCAAAATAACCAAGCTGAGCATCTGGCAGCGAGTCTTTAATGGCGTAAAGCGAAGGTAAATCAAGCCTGGATGGATCCTGTTTGCCAATGATCACCCACTCATGTAGTACGGCGTCAGCAAATGACCTGCTGGGCCGCAATGCAAAGTCAATGCCGCTTGACGTCCATGATATGACCTTCCTCTGCACCAGACAGTTATATTTACGATCTGACGCTACAGTCTGTGTTTCCGTCTGTCTGACAGTGACCCTGACAATTGTGTCATCGGTATATACTACGTTTTTACGGATGGTTACAGCATGCGCGCCGGACAAATACAGTACTGAGTTGCTGGCCGAGTTATTGGTTCGCTCAGCTCTAAAGGCATAACGTCCAAAACCCGCCACAGGTGTTATTTTGTATGTCCGGTAAATGTAATCCTGATTGCCTCCATCGTTGTGCACGTTTACATCAATGCTCTCTTCGGTACCGGGTATCTGGTTGTTATCGGTGTCGACCTGCCACCATGTGATACGGGCAGGCCCGTCATATCCGCCAGCTTCATTCGCGTAGAGGTGCACCCAAAGCTGATCACCAGGGAGCGCCGCAAAAAATGGCCCAACCGCAATAGTCGAATACTGAGTTAGCGTGAAAAGAGTGCTGTTTACCGTGGCGTCTGCTGGCAATCCCTCAAAGTCTGGACCAGACAAATAGTTAAACCAAAACTCATAGAATTGTTGCGGATCGATAAGTGTCCCGTCATCTGATAGCGCAGAGTTAAACAAACTAGCAGATACATTGATGTTTTTTGTTACCAGCCCACTGGCTGTATTATATGACACATTTACAGTGATAGTGACCGAAAATGGTTTTGGAGAGTCATAGAAAACATCAAACTCATTTTGTTTTTCAATTTTTGCATAAAACTGGCCTCCAGCGAAACTACCAGCCAGCAAATTATTCGTCGTGGCTTGATTAACGATATTTGATGTCTGCTCGTTGGTGCCAGGAAGCTCCTGCCCATCAACATCGTCAAAGGCATATCCCTGAATAATCTCTGGGATTACCGTGCCTGGATGATAAACTTCATAGCTGGCGCCGGCCATAGCTACCAGAGAAGATTCGGAATAACGTACTGATGAAATATTGTAGTGTCCATAGCCTATCTCCATCCACTCTGTAACCATTTTATTATTACTGATGTATTCAAACATCGATTCCTGTATGAGGTCTGGATAGGCTCGTACTTGACCATAAATATTCGGCCTCCCTTTATATAGACGGGCCCGGTTGGTCTGCTGGGTGACATCATTGTTGGGCGACTCACCAGTTGCAACAGAAACGCCTCCGGATTTTGGTGCAAGACCGAGCAATTTCATTGCGCCAGAGAGAATTTTTGTGACCGGTCGTAATATGGTGTTGATCAGTTTACCTACCCCACCCTCTGGCTGGTCGAATATAAGAACTACATCATTTCTGCACAGCCGATAAGTTATCTCGAAGTCGTCATCAAGTTCTCTGCCGTTAAGCTTAACTACCACATCATTGTGCAAATTCAGAGAATCAAGTAACTCAGCTAGCGGCGTTCCTTCCTCCGCAACTCCACGATGCTTTGGCGCGCCAGGAAGGCGTTGTAATTCATATCGAACCATGCACCATATACTCCACGCGGCTGTATACTTTAAGAAGCGCCAGCGGGTTGTCGCTGCGCACGAAACCAAACTCCCCACGGGAATGCAGGCACTTAACGGGGCTTGTCATTACGCCAATATGCGCCGGGACTTCACCACGATAGAAAACCGCAATGCAACCCGACACCGCTGCTGGTATCGTTCTCCAATGCTCCACCTCCTGCTCATGGCAAGTAATGAAGTCAGCCCCGGCTTCATACGCTGGAATATGGTGCAACTCAATTCCCAGCACATGCCGGTAATACAGAACAACCAGCGCCCAACAATCCATCGAGCCAAAACTGCAGGAGCGGTTAGCCCACGGCTTGCCGGTAACAAGCCGGATAAATTCGTCTTGCGTCATGAAGTTTTCAGTCCGGGATAAAGTTCTGTTGTGTAAATAATCGGGTTGGCGAGCGTCAAAGGGTTGGTGAACCCGGCGTCAACCGTCACATTGTTTGCGTCAGCAGAGATATCACTCACATACAGCGTCCAGTCTTTCAATGACGCCGTGTCACCGATCGCGTTCCACTGCTGGTACAGGCATTGTATCGGCGTCATGCGCGCCGCCCCGCGCCAGCTTTTCAGTGTCTGCCGGACATGCTCCGTCGCGGCGACAAAGGTTATCATCATTGAAATGACCGCCGTTCCGTCCTGCGCAGGCTCGGTCACGCTGAACCGCGCAGGCTCGAACGAATTTCCGCCAAACGTCGCCGGGCGAAACAGGTTATTGACCACCCGGTAATAACCAAACGCAGGGTGATAAAACTCCACCGTCTGTTTGATGTCGCTCGCCGGCCGGCGCTCCTTCCACTCTCTCAAAGTCGGCATTAGTCAGCCCTCGGCATCACTTCGGTGATCAGGTAATCCAGCCAATAGCCGTAGCCCGGCTGCGCCTCAACAATCCAGTCGTCGTAGTCCTCAGTAATGTCCTCGATACCGTTGCTGATGACCGTTGCGGTCCAGGTGACAATGTTGCCGTTTTTGCTGGTCTGCACCGGCATGTCGACGAAATGCAGAGTCTGCTGCTGAACGCCCTGCGTATCACCCAGGTCGATCGGCATCTGGAACCAGTTACGCCCGCGGTCGCAGTACGTCGGCGAGCGCAGCCATGACTTAAATCGTTCAGCCTGGGCAAGCGTGAATATCCACTGCAGCGTCCATGTCGCCTTAAGGTCTGTGGTGATCGGCGTGATTATCAATGGACCGACTGCCGTCTGCGTCGTCTGCCAGGCTGTATCCTGCGTCATGTTCTGATCGGCACGCTGGGGCAGTGGCAGGAACGGAGGGTATTTAACTGTTGCCACGTTTCCTCCGGGCATTAAAAAACCCGCCGGAGCGGGTTTGGTTTAGTAAGCACCTTGCGCTTTTCTTCCGAGGCCATAAGCGCTTTGAATTGCAGAGGACATTGGTCCATTGCGATCAACATCGGTAAGAAAAGCTTCCACTGTCACAACACCGCCTTCCTGGCTGGCCAGCGCCTGGAATGAATGCTGTCCGCCACTGGTCTGGTCATAAAACTGGATGTTTACCTGGACCTGGCCGCCATTCATATCCTTATTGCTGATGACCTTCCCGTTATCGCCGGGGATCATGTACTGCTTGCCGGTGCTGGCTTGGTAAATCTCTGGCTTGCCTTTCTCGCCGACCTGATACAGGCCGCCGGCTGATACCGGGCCGCCATTGTAGCGAGCGCCGGCAAGCGCAAGCCCGCTGGCAAGCCCAACTGTCGAACTGATACCAGCTGCAGCCGGACCAGCATTAGCACCGAATGAGGCGAGCGATGCCATCGCGGCCGCCGGAGCCCAGGCGGAAGCGGTAGTTGCCGCCAGTCCGACTGATGTCGCCACCGATGCGGCGCCGAGCGTCTGACCGAGGATGTAGTTTTTCAGCGCTTCGACGCCAACCTGGACAATGCTGTTGATCACGCTGTTCAGGATGGTGTTGCCGAGCGACCGCATCGCCTCCTGTGCTGACATTGTGCCGGTTAGCAGACCGGTGATCGCATTGGAGGCATTCCCGCTAAAGGCATCCACCGCACTCGCCAGCATGTTATAACCGAGGCTCTGCTGGCTGAGGATTTCCCATTGAGCTGCGATCCGCTGTTGTTCGTACTGAGTGTTAGCGGCATTCATCAGTTCAAGACCGCGCTGGGTTATCTGCCCCTTCTGCGTTTCGAACTGCTGGATGAGAGACAACTCCTGAGCATGCTGATTAGCCAGCTGTTGGACAGGGTCAATCTGCCCCCGAGCTTCCTGCATGGGGCTTACAGTTTGCTGAGCGCGTATCTTAGCCAGATTAACCTGGTGCTGAGCCTCCAGTTGCTCACTGGTCTGATTGTACTGCTGCCGAGTGATTTTTTTGGCGGCCAGTGCAGTTTGCAGATCTTTAACATCCTGCTGGTAAGACGCATTCTCTCTGGCTTCAGGGAGCAGTTTTTCTGCCGCAGCCTGGGCTTTGAGGGCATTAGCCGTATCCCATATTTCTCCACGGTATTTACCGGCAAGAGCAATTTGCTCTTGGGTGGCTCCCTTACCTAGTGATTGCTGAGCCTGTAATACTGCCTGCTCCCGGCTTAACTCCTGAGTTGAGCCGGCAGCGAGTTCTGATTGCTGTTTGAGGTTGGCCAGCTTTTGGGCTACAGATTCCTGCTGGTTAGCAAGTTTCTTAGCCTCAGACGCCGCAGCATTATCTTCCTTCTTTTGATCCTTTCTTGCCTGAGTGTTTCTCTCTGTTGCAGCATAATTATCCTGAAGCCTTTTGATTGCTCGCTCATCTGTAACGCCTGCATCCTCAGCATCATAGGCCGCCTGCTGCCTGGCTTTTGCTTCCCCCTCCAATTTTGACAAGGCAAGTCGGCGCTCAGCCTGCTTAATTAACTTCTCGCCTTCTTTCCCGCCCCAGTTTATTTTCAGACTTTCTGAGTTGAAGGCTTTCAGGGCCTGCGTTGATTGGCCGAGTTTTTCAGCCAGGAATGCCTGGGTTCCACCGAGGAATGACGCTTGCTTTTCTGCTTCAGCGATAGCGATAGCGTTATCTCTGGCAGCCCTCATCTGATCAACAATGCCCTGATTAACTTGAATGTTAATTAGGTGTAATGCGTCTTCAGTTTGCTTAAGAGTGGCTGTCGCTCCATCCAGATCCCTGCGCTTTTTGGCCAACTCGTTTGCGGCATCCTTTGCCTTAATCACGAAACCATTATTTTGATCTTCGGTAACTCCGTATTGCCTTGCAAGCGTTGTATATTTCTCGTAATCGGATTGCAGACCTGAAATGGTATCTTTCAGATCGCTAATAGCTTCCTTTTGCGCCTCAATTGAGGTGACCGTATCAGCCCTAACGCCCTGAGCTTGAGCAAGATTCATGTCCTTGAGGCGCTTAATAACGTCAGGTACGGTGTCAGCAAAAGCTATTGCCTCTTTTCTGGCCTCAGCCTGTCGCTGTGAATACAGATACCAGCCAGCGGCAACAATGGCTATTACGCCAATCGGCCCACCCAATGGGGCAGTAACCGCATTCACTACCTTCATTGTGTTGGCAAAAGTTATTCCCGTAGCGGCCACTTTGGCTTGTGACGCTGCTAGTGCATTATTAGCCAACGCGGCTTCGGCGGATGTTGCGACATAAATCCCTCTTAGTCGTATAACGTTCTCAAGCGCAAAGGCTTCAGCAGCAGAGCCTTTTGCTACGTTATACTCAGCAGTTGCCACATTTAGAGCGGAAAGAGCTGCATCTTTATCTGCCGCTGCTTTTCTGGCTGTCACTGATGCTGCTGCGACTTCCTGTTGTGCCGATTGCCTTGTCGCAACTATTCCCTGAATGGTTGCTTTAACTCTTGAGGCTTGAGCGGCTGTTGCCATTGCTAACGCGCCAGCAAACCTACCGCCCATTATTGCAGCAGCGCCAATTAAAGCTGTCCCCAGCGTCTCAAGGTTTTCGCTTATTGTAATAACAGAGTCTCGGAACCCTGCTGCGAATGATTTAACCGTTGAGTTTTCGCCAAAGAACTTCGTTATGTTGTTACCGGCCACCTGCAATCCCTTGGCGATTGAGACGGTGGTGTTGGCAAATTCTTTGCCGATTGCATCCCCTTGCGACAGAAGCCCCTTAACTACAACGTCTGTTGTCAGTTGCCCTTGAGCGGCCATAGCCCTTAACTGACCAATAGAAACACCCATCGAATCAGCCAGAGCGACCATGAGGCGGCTGCCTTGCTCTGACACTGAGTTAAACTCTTCGCCGCGCAGAACGCCGGAAGCGATACCCTGTGATAGCTGAATGATTGCGTTCTCAGCTTCCTGAGCAGTTGCGCCGGATACCGCAAATCCCTGGTTGATAATGGTGGTAAGGCGGGTTAAGTCTTCTGCGCTGGTGTTGTATGTTCTGGTTCCGCGCTCAAGCCGGGCGTAAAGAGTCGCCGTGCCGTTCAGGGATGACTGGGTTGCTTGTGAAACATCAAAGATCCGCTGCATAACTTCGGCCTGCGTCTCTCCAGTACGAACCGAGTTAGCGACTTTGTTATTCAGTTCAGTCCAGGCATCGGCGTAACTCGCAACCTGTTGCACAGAAAGCGCGGCAAGCAAACCTTTAGCAACGCCAGAGAGGCTGGACATTGTTCGCTCCATAGAGCCAATAGAGCGTTCAGTGCGGTTAACGCTGGCTTCAAGGCGGCCCATGCTCCCATTAAGACCGTTCAGTGCCGCATCAACTTCTCTTCGCGCTGCCAGTAAACGCGAAGTATCCATGTCGACTTCATAGACAACGCTGCCAGCATCAAAGGTTCCAGCCATTTACTTTTCTCCGGGCGATAAAAAACCCGCCTGAGCGGGTTATATATGTGATTAGTTATTTCACTTGCTGATCATGGATAGCACGGCAGAAATCACATTTTCCACTTACATGAAGAGGAAATTTCTTTTGCTATTGAATCTGCTCCAGTGAGGTCAAACTCAACTACTTGCATCGTTGAACCATATGGCTCGAACCCAAGGATCATTTTTTTATGAGAGGAAATATCCTTTATGAAGGATATGGCCTTGGGGCTGAATGCCGCCTCGCCCCCTTCTGCAGCACTCCATCTACGTTTTTGCGGCTTTCCTCCATCAAACCTGATGGTTATTAACGGGTCATCAATCCCCATATACTCATCTACGGAAAGATATGCTTCCGTTTTTCCCTCACGGCATCGCAAGACAATGGAAGTACTTCTTTCAATTCCTTGCCTCATATAGACATCTGGTGACCTATTAATGGCTACAACATCAGTCATATCGGTCATCTTGTTTTCTTCTTTCTTAACCTGCCAAGAGCCTTCCGTTACATATTCAGCGCCGGTTGATACCAGAGGGATAGCAGCTACACACAAAGCCAAGATCGTCTTTTTCATTTTAGGATGTGTCCGTTTTGAATGTTCAGAACAATCCTATCAGGTATGAATGGGAACGACAAAACCCGCAGTTAAGCGGGTTTGGTTATCAAGGCGGATCTCTTAGCCGATCACAAACTAAGCCTTTGCGCCTCGAAACGAGATTGTTTTGTTCCCCGCCCGACGGCAAGCGTCAGCTATAGCCTTCATGCCGTACTCGACATTACCCAGATGTTTGCGCATCGCCACAATTTCAGCCTTCGGCGCTGATACATCAAAGCCTGCCTCTTCCAGAACGTTAATCAGGCGAATGGCCGCAGATGTCGAGTTGTCACCACAAAGCATCTCCATCGTCACGTCAAAAGACGGGGCTGTTAGAGACTTCCCAAATGACAGGTTGCCACTGCGAACCAACGGGTTGTTATCGATCCACCATTGAAGCGGAATGTTTACATCAAACTTAGGTGCTGGTAGCGTTTCCTGCTTGCCAAGGAATTCACCCTCAAGAGGCACACGCGCAGCGATAGAAAGCCTTCATGGGATACCCGAAGAAGCGAAAATCGCCATTTACAACGTGCTTTCGCAAGAACTTGAAGCAATTACGAGCGCCAAAAACGAAGAAATCGCAAAGATTAATGCTGAAACTGAAAGGTTGAATGCTACTGTCGCTCAAAAAGAAATGGACCTTGCAAATATTGGCTCTGTCATAGGTGCCATAGTCGTCGTTTTGGTCTTGTTTGTTTTGTTCATCAACTTGAAATAGAAAACCCACCGTTCGGTGGGCTTCTTCTCTGTCGTTTCGGGGTGTATCTGACTATCTGTCAAACTCTTTACCACCAGTCGACTTTAAGTATATAGACTTAATGTATGGCATTTTAAAGAGCACAGCCCTATCATCCATAGCTGTTCTAAGCATCATACTACGACACATAAGGCTTACCCCGCCGGTTACTTTGATGCATAATCCATCAGGGCTTTCGAATGTACTCATTTTCCCCTTCTTCCACATTATAAACGTTGCACCTTCAGGGATCGCGCCAATTGGCTGCACAGCAAAAAACGAAATGCTTGTGTATACAAAAATTGAAAAAGCGATAAGGATAACAACGATCACAGATATTGTTTTTTTCCACATAGCAACCTCAGCAACCAATAGTTTCGCCTGAATTTGTTATTGTGCACGTATTTCCATCACTGTCGGAACTATGGCAGCCTGAGGAATCACACCAACTTTTCACTGAATACTGATTCCCATCAGAGTCACTAGAAAACACCTCCGTCGAACCATCAGAATGATTCCTTGTTCCAGATGTTACAGAGTAATTATTACCTTCAGTATCGTAAGATGAGATGGTTGTGTCCCCGTTAGCCGCCTCGCTAGTACTCGTGCAAACACTGTAACCATCTGATCCAACGCACTCATCTGCATATGCGTAGCTAAAGAATCCGCTTAATAGAAACAACAATACAATCTTCCTCATATCCCTATCCCCACTGGTTAGTTTTGGACAGATTAGCAGGGATATGAGGGAGTAAAAAGCCCACCTTGGTTGGCTCATTTCTTCTTCTCTTCACGTTTGCGTCGTCGCTCTTCCCGCAACTCCTCTCGGCGTAAATCATCAAACACCTTTACGGTCGCTTTCATCATCATGAAATTGACGAAGTGGTGATTAACGCAGCCGTGAATGCGTAACTGCTCGGTGAACTCTTCAGCCGATCGCAGCGCCTCCATCATGTTCTTCTCGCCTTTCATGAACTCCGAGAAGTCGCGCCCCGCTCTGGAGGCGCATTCAACGATTCGGTTATTCATGGTCACGCCGCCGCATACAGCAACTTCATTTGCCCCTTAACGGGGAACGCAGCCATGCAGCGGGCTTCGAAGTCCTTCTGGTCAATGCTGCAACTGGCAATGTTGGTAACGGCGATCAGTTGCTGCTCGACCTTCTCCAGTGCATCAGGCTTAAGATGTTGGTGAATCTTCTCCTTGCTGTCCCCGGCGGCTTGTTTTGCTGCCTGATAGACATAATCGGGAAGTGCGACACCGTACACCCATCGAGCGGTGATCTGACCGAACAGCGCCGGGCAACCGCCAACATGACCAAAGTAAGGAAGGCCGGACATTTTCGACAGCGCCTGGTAGAATGGGTCTTTAAAGCGCTTCTCCCAGGGCGTTGGTTGCTGGCACACCATCAGGCCGACAATCTGATCTTCGGTGATCTGGAAGTTTTTACTCAGTAGCATATTTTTAATATGACGATCACAGGCGCGGGCAAATTTCACTGACAACCAGCGGGCGAATTCCACCGCCAACTCCGGATGAAGCCAGGTCCCGCCGTTTCGCCCTTTTTCCACTCTGACTAAAAGGGGAGAAAAATCCTCTTTTACGCCAGAGCTAGCAATTCCAAGCTCCTCAGCCAGTTCGGCGATATAAATTTTTGTCGCCTCAGTCTTTAGCCAGTCCTTTGGAAGCTTGCCGTGATGCTTTGCAGCAACTGTGGCATTGAACCAGCAATCTGCTGTAAAAGGGAATGAACGGTCATCGTAATTCATAGGGATGATATTAGACATATCGGTAATTACCTTTTAGTGATGAACCTTGTCTCACAGGAATCCGGCCCACAGAAAGGCACCGACAGCCAGCCGGTATCCTCAAGGGTCATCCTGAAAGGTTCTGTGTGAAATGCGCGTGAGATGCGCGGTGAAATTTGGGTATAAAAAAGCCCCGGACTATACCGAGGCTGGCTTATTGGTTGGCTTTGGCCTGCTTCCGTTTGCGTCTTGCAAAGTACGCATCGGCTGCATCGTCATACTCTTCCCTGGTATACCCTTTCTGATCCGGGTATTTGGCGATGAGCATTAGGCTGAATTCGGTCATCGTCAGGTTTTCAGCTTCCTCTCTGCTGATCCCGAAGTGGTTGCGTGCAGCGATGACGTAATCGGCAGCCCGGAACTCACTGGTTTTTTCATTTGTCTCATGGCGCTGAAGTTTGCGTACTTTGGCCTTTCCGATAATGCCGTGCATCATCAGACTTTGTGCAAGGATGACCATATCCTGCGGATTCATGACGCCCTTATGCCACACAAACGCCCTTCTTTTGGTTTTGCCGGGCTTCATCCAACCAACCAGATCACCTATGTCATCATTGCAGCAAGCGGTGAGGACCGTGTGGGCGGCCAGTAGAGATTTCTTATCAAGATGTAAAGCAGAAAGGTGTTTAGCCAGCCATTCAGGCACTCTGCCGTACGCTTCGACAACCCTCTGAATGAGAGGTGTTATTTCATCGTTGCAAAGGTCATAGAACGTCTGAACTATTTCTGCTGGCTCGCCAATGCGCGACATAGCCATGAATGATGGCCGGAAAAAATAATCCCGGTCCCCGACGGTTACCAGGCATTCTCCCAGCTCTTTTAGCGGAACCATTTATGCCTCCTGTAAACAAAATCAAGGGCAGAAATCCTGCCCTTTGTTTTGCTTACACCGTGACAGTAACCACGTGGGTAGCCACGAATTCACCATCAACCGTCTTCACAGTAACTGTGGCTGTTCCCGCCGTTGCACCTGACGGCGCTGACACGGTTACCGTATTACCAGTGATGGCGACGGTTGCACGTGCCGGCACGGATGAGCTAGCTGTGAACAGTTTGTTATCAGCATCTTCCGGTGCAATATTCACTACGAATGTAGTACTGGAGCCAGCAGCAATAGAGCTGGTCGTCGGCGCAACACTTACACCGGTAACCAGAATGTCACCATCAGCTTCGGTGATCTGGAAAGTCTGACCGTCAGCCAGTTTGAACTCAAAGCTGTAGGTCACGATTTCTTTCACACCACCGCCGTCACTGGCTCCTGATGGGACCATATAGCCGATGTGGTAATAATCGCCCCAGTGGAAACGCATCCATACACCTGGCTGGCGGCGGGCACGAACCTCATCGACGATGTATTTCACGAACTGCTGAATGCCAAACTCATCAGTGCGGTCTTTAACGCGAACCTCCCCTTCAATGGAGTAGGTCGGATCCAGACTGGCAATCAGGTTTGAACTGAATCCGCCGTTATCTGCATCAGAGGTCAGAGCCTCCGGGCTAAGGTCCCACGTTGCCGATGTTGGCAACCCCATCAGTTTCCAGTCGCCTTCCGCCGGAAACTGGTCGGCACAGCCGTAAGCCAGTTCCAGCGTCTTAGCGCGACCAATTAGTTGTCCGTTGTCGGAGCAGCCTTGCATTGTTGCTTACCTCGCTTCAGATAATAAAAAAGGCCGCTCCAGGCGACCTTATGTGGTTTTATTCGGTGTTATCCGCCAAAGAGGCAGGCGAACTGCAGGCGCCACACCATACGCCCCTCGGCCGTGATAACAGGCGAAGGAATTCCGCCCATGTTGGATATCTGCCCAAGGCAGGTGTGCGTCATCGGGTTTTGCTGCACGTAATCGATGATGGCCTGAGCGTCGTTCTCTGACTGCGCATAGTCAGCAGATGCCTTTCCCTTGCTTATCACGTCCACCATGACGTAGTAATCAGCGGCCATATCACGATCTACTGGCGTGCCACCATTTGGTCGGAACACAATAAAGCGGTCAGATGCCTTGCCGGTATCATTCCATGACAGTGACTGAACGATGTATCCGGCAGTCAATCCTGACTCAACAAAGACATTTCGAACCCGCCTGTGCATAGGAGGCGTCATAGCTCCATCTCCCTGCGTATAACTGCGTCAACTCTGTCTCTGGCGTTTTCAGCACCTTTCTCAAGGAATTTTGGCTCGCCTGATGTGTCCCATATATTTCCACGGGAACCGGGCGCTTCGCCTTTTCTTACAGGGCGCGGGGTGTTTTTCCCAAGATGAATACCTTTGGCCTCATGCACGTACGCCGCATAATTTGCAGAATAACCAATTCTCCCGGTTAGTCTGGTGCCCTTGATAACAACCTCTCTGAACTGAGAGTTAACCAGAGTGCTGGTATCGATAGGAACCAGCACCGCGGACTCCAGCCCAATCTCAAACAGAGCAGAGTAGAGCGCCCGCATGGTTTTTCGCTTTTCGATATTATCAATCAGCCGGTTGATGTTATTGCTGACCTTGGAGACTCCCCGAACTTTAACGCCCATAATCAGACTCCCGTTATAAGTGCGAAATCGTCTGCCAGTCGCTCGAACGTATCTGCGAACTGGACGATCTGCCGAATCTCATCGGCCTCATCCGGCGGAGCCGCATCAGTTGACGCGCCAATCAGGATGTAATCTCCCTCCCGCGCCGTTGCGTACTCACTCCATATCGTGTTTTTAACCACGATCTCCCGGCCAAGGTCACCGATTTTTGCAGAGAGACCACCCTGGTAGTCGCAGAGGATAGCGATCGGCGCTTCCCACCCGTAAGGCTGACCTCCGCCGTCGGTATCGCTACCGTCAGCATCGCGTATGCGCCGCCAGATTGTCGCTGTTGCGGTATATGACCACGAGGCTATCGAGCTCAAAGTGAGAACCTCTCAATCTTTCGTGAAATCGCGCTTATCAATCCCGGAATTTGCTCACATCGTCCTGAAGGGCCAGTGATTTTCTCTCGGTCATAATTGATAAGGTGCTCTTTCGCTTCTTCGTAGGTTTTGAGGCTAACGCCCATGAACTTCAGTCCATGGTCATTTATCCAGATGAACAGATAATTAACTCCGCCATTGTCAGTTAGCTCAAAAGCGTGAACGTCAATCAGTTTGCGAACTTCCATATGAAGCCGCCCAGCTATGCTGACTTCAATATCGTAATGAATGGCACCAACGTGAATTGTTTCTGACCTATCACCGGCATCGCCATACGTAGCATCGTCGTCGATTTTCCCACCGCTGGTTTTGTCTGACATACCCTATTCCCTCCATCGCAGCACAACGGCGCCCGTGGCGCGTATGCGGTCGCAGTTAATGAACCATTCGCCGTCGCTTTTCACGTACGCCGTCGTTTGCTCACCGGTATCGGTGATAACCCACACCCGAGTAAACGTCCGCGGAAGCCGTTGCTGAACTGAAACCCACGCCATTAGCAGCCCCCGACCACCATAAACAGGCCCACACTGTTGCCGGCGCTGATTGGCAACTCACCGGTGCAGCCGCTGGTATCCAGTTTCGCCAGAGAGTCACGCAGCCAGGTGATGCCGTCGTCTCCGTAGTCGAACGAGCGCGACGCTCCTGATGGCGCCCCCTGCGATTTTATTCTCCGGGCACCGGAAGACGTCGCCATGAGCGCAGCGGCATACATCAGGATGAGCTTTGCCGTGCAGTCGTCATACCCCGCACCATCAAGGCACGGGATAATCTTGTTCACCACGCAGAGAATCGGATCGAGCAGAGCGGCCGGGATGGAGTAACCCAATTCACCGAGGAACGCCTGCACGTCTGCCGCTGTGATTGGGTCAGCCATGGTTATTTCGCCTTTTTCTTCAGCTCGTCGATTTGTTTCTGAGCCTCATCGAGGTCAGCCTGCAGCTTTGCATTACCAGCGGTCAGCGACTCAACTTTGCCGTTAGCCTCATCGAGGTCAGCCTGCAGCTTTTGCAGATCGGCCGGGGTCGCCACCTCCAGAACCTGATCTCCCACGGGGATTGCCTTACCAACCAGCCAAAGCGGGAGAGTTTCACCTTTGTAAACTTCACCCTTTTTAAGTTCGTGGCTGTCATGGGTAAGCAGCCATTGTTGTTCTTTACCAGCCATGCGGCCTCCGTAAAAAAGATGGGGCCGGAGCCCCACAGGTTATGCTTTGGTCAGCTGAACGTAACCAGCCTGGCCATTTGCATCGTGTTTGAACTGCGGAGCCGCGGCGGCCAGAACCGAGAAGACATAATCATCTTCCGGGTTAAGGCGCGCTTTCGGACGCATGGTCATCGGCATGCCATTCAGGATCTGAACGACGTCAGGGCGTTTAACAACGCCAAGCAGTTCATCGGTCGGAACTCTGGAGGCCGGAACCAGCGCGGCCACGCCTGGAATTTCCATGATGCGGGACAGGATGGTCTTCGGATAGTTCGCGGCATAGTCGTTAACAGACGCGTAGAACCAGTCTTTGTAGTTCAGGTAGATCGTCACCGGCGCATAGAAGTTTTCGTTATGCAGCAGGTTAATAAGGTCGGAGATTGCCGCAACCCATTGCGCGCCGCTGGCACCGTTCAGGGTCAGGCCGTGAGTTCCGGTTCCGCGGTTAGGCGCAGTACGCAGTCCATAAATGGTCGCGCCTCCGACGTTGATGTTTGGATCGCCGTTCAGCACCATGTCTTCCAGCTTCTCAGCCACTTTGCGCTGATGGTTGGAGATGGCGTCGCTGTCCAGAGAGTAGCCTTCAGTCTGCGCTGCCAGCATCTGGCGCCAGCCGAAAGTCAGCTCACTGTCGATGATCGGCAGCGGCGTGCCCTCGTAATCCATTACCGGCTGATCGCCCTTCGCCTTGCCGCGTCCGTCCAGACTGATATTCACATCACCGGAGTCGGACAGGGTCATGAAGTAGTGAACGATCTTACCGAGCGCCATAGGGCGGGAAACGCTGGCAGCCAGGTCGTTAAACACTGACAGCACATCACGCTGTACGGTGATAGCCGAGCGGTCCCATTCGCCCCAGACATCTTTCGGCAGCACGGAGGCGTTACCTACGAGCTCATCAAAGGCGATGAACTGGCCATTTGCGTCATTGACCGCAAAGCCATGCTGTGCAGCCATGTTGCGCTGCATCATGTCCCAGCGACGGCGGGCATTGAGAATCAGCTTTTGCTGCTGTGGAGTAAACTTTAACATTCTTGTTTTCCTTATGCCTTGGCGTACGGAGTGGAGAGGATCACCACGTCGGCAAAACCTTCCGCCGCCAGAGTGCGCCCTGCTTTTTCGTCGAACGTTGCGACGACCTGGTTGCCGGTTGCGGCCGCTTTGAATACGCCGCCGGTACCGATGGTCAGCTCCTGGCCTACCGTATAGGCTGCAGCTGCCAGGCGAACGTTATATTCCTGCTCCCCTTCCACGCGATATGCCACACCAGTCTCGTTAGCTGCGTAGGCAGTAGTAATCGCCTGACCGATGAAGCGCCGATTTCCGAGGATGAACCAGCGGCCTGTAGTGTCTGCAGATGCCGCCAACTTGCCGGAAGCGATTTTTACGGCAACCCCAGGATTGAGAGCAGATGCGACAGGAAGGTTGATGGTTTCCGGCTCACGCTCGACCGGGCCACGATAGATGACGTTAGCCATTATTTTTTCTCCTGATCGATGCCAGCGTTGAGGTCATAGTCTTTCCACTGGTCATTTTCAGCATTGGCCTGCTGGAAAGATGGGTTCAAACCTGTGCTGGTTTGGCACTGTGCATACATGTCGTTCAGCGCTTCGCCGGCCAGCGAGTTGATCGCCGCTTCGGTCATGAACGGGAATTTCGCTTTGACCGCTTCACGCTTGGTCTTGAGGTCTTTTTCAGCGTTGGCCTGCAGCTGAGTTTTCAGCGTGCTGATCTCGTCAGTCAGCGGCTTAATTGCCAGATTTACTGCCGCAGTAATCGCGTCAGAGTTAATCTGAGTGCCCGGCTGGTCGCCTGCTTTCTTCTGAACCTGCTGGTTATAGGCATCCCAGACCTGATCGTCGGTCAGCCCCTCGGTTTTAACGCCTGCGGCATTGAGCGCGGCGATCATCTTCTCTTTCATCGGGTTTGTTTCTCCGTTGGTTTTGACTTCGTACTCAGTGGGTTTGCGCACGACCTCTACTGGATCGCCGACCAGCGTGACCGTGCTGTCGTCGATGAGGTATTTTTGCTGGAAGAGCTTATTGCCCTCTTCGAAGATGAATTTGTCTGGCCATACGGTCACGACATAGCGATAAACATCGCTGCCTGACGGCGCGCGAATGGCTTCACGAAGCATCTGGTAGATTTCATCGAATGAGGCATCTGAGTTATGGGTGAGGAAGAACTTCACTTTGTTCAGCAGCCCATCTTTGAGGCTATTTGCGGCTTCAACGAGGCTTGCCGTTTCGACTTCGCCTTCCTGACCATCGGCATTCACGAACATGCCGACGCCTTCTTCTGGAGTACCGGCGCCCGGCTCATCGAGCAGGATAGCGATATGGTCGAACTGCATATTGCGAGCGATCCATGAGTACTTCTTCTGCTTCGACTCGCCTGACTTTCTCTCTTTGTTCGTGAGTAATCCGGTGGACAGGTGGATCGGGTCGGTGTTGGTGCCGGCGATCATCTCATCGAGGCGATTAATCAGACGCTTGCCGTCAGGCTTTGTCTCGGCGACCGCCTTATTGATATAAACGTCCATGACGACCTGGTCGCCAGACTTACTGACGTTCTGCGCCCAGGCTCCGACGTGATAGCTGTTAATGGCCCGCGGGTCATTGGCGCTGACATATTTGCCATCTACCATCGGGTGCGGGAGAGGCATCAGCTTGCCTTCCATCGTCTGGTAGCTGTTGTTAATCTCCTCCGCCGGGTACAGGCCGCCATTCATAACAATGTCATCGACGATCGGAACCGCACCACGAATGACGTAGTGCTCCTGGCCGTTGATCGTTGTCGTTGAGATGTTGGAGGCGTTGATGGCGAGGGATTTAACGTGGATGCTGGATAGCTTCACGTTTCGTCCTCATTGGTGGATTTCAGGCAATAAAAAAGGCCGCCGGAGCGACCTATTCATGTATATAAAACACTACCGCGTGTTTAAATCTGTAATGATTTTGTTGTATATGGCTTCAAAGAAACGAGTCATATCTACATTGCCGTCAACTTCATAGCATTTGATTGTATTTGTTAATACATTGGATACAAAATCATATTCATCTCCGTCTCTGCAGACGTTTATATCAAATAATATATTTGATGTGCCATCACTTGCACCCACCCCACCTATTCTCAGGCAGCAGTAGAAGCATAAAAAATTATTATCCTTCGGCAACTGGTTGTCAAAGGCATCATCAACGCATTGCTTTTCCTCATCATAAACGCCAATTGTTAGCACTGGAATTCGTTCATTTGATGAATCTTTAATTATTTCGTTGTTGACGCCAAGGAATTCTGAGAAATCCTTATTGAATTTATTATAGACCTTATACAAACCACTCCAGTACAAGTCTTCTTTCTGACTTTTCCTTAATGCCGCACTCCGAAGCTCATCATATCTGGACATCTGAACCTCCAATTTTAATGAGATTCAAATTTATCATCATTCTATGGTGTCGTCTCTAACCTACTTTTACGTTCTTTCTCCAGCTTCTCAGCCAACCCCTGATTGAAAATGCTGCCGTCGTCATTGAGCAGCACCGGAATCTGGCTGCAATAGCAGTTGTATCGGTTGCCGTTCTCGGCGTAGAAGTCTCGCACCTGCTCGGTGGTGTAGACCTTGCCGTGACGGCTAGCGTGCCAGCTGCGCGTGGTCGGCTTGAGTGCCGACAGCCACAGCAAGCCGGTATTCAAACCTAACCGGTCAGCAGCCCAGTCCGTCTCGTTCCATTGCGCCTGCCGCAGCGCGCCGATCTGCTCAGTCTGAGCAATGGTCTTGGCCTTCGACATCGAAACATCGAGACGCTTGCTGATGACGCTGGCCGTCTCGCGAGGATTCACCCCGCGCGCTACAGCATCGGTGATGATGTTGGTTAAATCGCCGCGGGCTGTATCGCTGATGACCTTCCAGTCACTGAACGTTGTCAGTCTGGCGGCTGCTACCTGATTAAGGTGACCAGGGCTGCTTAAAAGCTGCTGAAGCGTCGTCTGGCTGGCGTACACCTGCGACTGCTGCGAGAGGTTGTTGAAGGCCTCCAGCGTTCCGCGCTGCGCCTCTGCGGCGACGTAATCCATCGCCCAGAGGTTTTGCTCGCCGCCTTCCAGCAGGTAATCGTCGAGAATTACCTGTACCGCTTCGAGCAGGTCAGCCAGTTCCTGCGCCGACATGTCATAGATGAACTTGCCGGCGTTGACCTGGTAGAGCGTTGGCTCTGCACCGTTAACGTGACACAGGAAATGCCAGTTGTGGCTGTTAACCTCTCGCTCTCTCCCGGTCAGGCGCTGATCAAACAGTGCTTTCAGTTCGCGCTTGATGCCGAGATACCGGTCCTCGATATCCCGGAACATCGCGCTGACCTGCTTAGCCGATCGCGTCGGGTCAACCTTGCTGCGCGGAACTATCGGCAGCCCCACCTTTGCCGTCTGCTCAGGTGTCATCGGCCAGTGGATCATCGGTTGTCACCTTGTCATTCGGGTTAGGTGGTTGCTTTGGTTCAGGCAGAGGGTCCAGGCCTACAATCTCTCGTAGTTCGTTGGCTGTGAATGGCGGCTCGCCACCATAGAAGCCCGACGTTTTCTGGACGATATCAGCCAGTTTCGAAGCGTTCTCGATTTTCTCTTTCTCGCCCGGGGCCAGCAGGTCAGTCCATGAAATGGTGACCTCTCCATTTGTCGGCGGATCGATAATGCCCAGGGTCCAGAAGCGTTCCAGCAAGGCTGTGATTCGGTCGGTCAGGAAGCCGTTGCGGCGGGTATTGCGACGAATGGCCCAGTCGGTTTTATCCTCATCACTCGCCAGGCGCCCGGTCTGCTGTCCAAACAGGATGGTGAACGGGATTTGAACTGATGCCGCCAGTTCGTTGGCGGTGACCTCCCACGTTGGCCCCGGGTCGCCTGGTGTCACGCTTAGAACGTGCATCTGCCCGGCCTGCATAACCGCCGCCGCATCGGTGCCGCGGTTAAGCTTGTTGACCTTGTCGCCCATCGCTTCGCCGAGGTCGGTATAACCAGCTTTCTTAGCCTGATCGGATAGCGTTGCCATGTCGGTTTTTTCGCTGAACTCAACCGCAATCTGCCGGCTGGCGTTCTTCAGGAAGCCCTCTGCGCCACCGCCGGAAATCTTCTCAAGGTCGAGCCCTTTGTTGTATCCGGCCTCAAGCAGAGGTATGCCCGACAGAACGTTGCCATCCTCTGAACCTTCGCAGAACAGGATCACCCTGCTCGGATGCACAGGCTCACCGCGCGTCGGTCCGACGAAAGCCTCATCTCCAACCGGCTGCTCGTTGAAGTTGAACATCTTCGGCTGGCCGAACGTTTCAGACTGACGATCGTTATTCCATTCTGCGACAGTTAACTGCGGCTCCCATACCGGGATAAGTTTTACCAGCGCTGACTCGCCCAGGGATTTCACCAGCCTGGTATCTACTGGATCGCTCCATGGCTTGTTATCTTTTACCTGCAGCAGCAGTGCGGAGTAACGCCCGACCATATTGCGGCGATCGGCATCCTTCACCTTCGGCCACCATTTTTTCATGAACCTGGTGACTTTCTTTTCCCATGGGTTAGTTTTCTTCGCCTCCTTGGACTCATCACCATCAACGATGACCGGATAGTCCTGCCAGCAACCATCCAGAAGACGATGCACCACAGCGAAGCCGACGGCGTTGCGCCGGTACATGTTGTAGAAGTCATGGAAGGTAATGGTGCGCGGATAACCGAACTCCTGATAGAGCGTCGGGCGCTTGGTATTACCCCCGCCGATACCGATGGCGTTAAGGTAATTCGCTCGCCGCATTTCAGTGGCGAGATTGTTCACAGCCAGTTGAAGGCCGTTATCTTGTTCGCTCACTGGCGATGCTCCTTAGAAGAATACTGTGCCGACCTGCTTGCGGTTGTTCTTCGCCACGGCAAAGTAGCGAAAGCTGTCGGCGCCGTGCGATGTGAAGTCATGAAGGGGCTTGTCTTTCCAGCAGCCGCGCTTGTCGTCCCACTCCTTGCGGTAACCTTCGAGGTGGGAAATGCCAACAGCGCACTTCTCCTCATCGAAAACGCAGGATTTGAGGATTTCACGCACCGACTCGATGCCGGTGTCGATCCCCGCTTTCGGCACAACGCGGAAGTTCATCGAATACATCCGGCCGTCAATCTCGTAGCCCTCGCGCGCCAGCTCTTTGCGAGACTTCGCATCAGCGGCAAACTCGCGGTTCTCGATGTCGTGCGGTCCCCAGTGCTCACCGTACTCATAGCCGCGGTCTTTCAGCACCTTCATGTAGTGCCGAAGCCCTTCGCCAGAGTTTTCGTAGTAGTCGATGACGTGGAACTCTTCGCCGACCTCGCGAACGAACCAGATCGCCGTGGAGTCCCCCACACCAATATCCCAGAACGTGTGAACCGGTAGATGTGAGTTGTCCGGGATTTGGCCGATCCGCTTGTTGGTGTAGAGCCAGCGGAATTGTTTGGCGTAGTACGCGCCCTCGACCGACTGCTGGAACGCCTCGGCCGGAATGGTCGGGTATTCGCGCTTCATGTCGTCGCCGAGCGTCTTTTCTTTGGCGTAATACCACGCCTTCTGCCGTTCGTTAACGACTACACCGTGTTTCGCCTCCATCTCAGCGAAGTATTCAAGCAGGCGCGCCGGCAGCGTTTCTACCGGGTCAATTGCGTACCTGTCTCTTATACACATCTCCGAGCCCACGAGACACTCGCTAATC